CCAATCTTCTGGTGTAGAAAATCTGCATCGACCCAAGATAGCGGCGTATCCAATGAGATCGAGATACGAATCCTCGCGCTCTGGACTCTCCACCATTCGGCTGAGCTTGGTTGCGATAAAAATAAGCGCCACGTCAGCTGGGTCTCTGAGCTGAATACCGAATTCTCTCGCGATTTTGTAAATTCGTAATAGATTGTGCCTCGGGTCGCCATATTCCAGCCCCCTGTCTTCGAGGGTGTTACCAGCGTCCGAGAGCCAGTCACTTAACGATCTCTCTGACATTTACGCTACTCCGTCCTCTTTTGAATCCATCGTTAAAGGCTTTGGCTTTCATACTAATAACGGCTCGCGTTACTAACCAGTATGCGCCAATTACAGTAATGAAGAGAATCGCATCTGAATAGTTATTCCACATCTACGCTCACCCCATAACGATCTAGCCAATAACTAGAGATTTCTTTTCTGCTCATCCGTCCTCTATTTGATTTACGGCCTAGAAATTCAATTGAATAACGGCGAATAATTGTGCCTTTCACAAAGTGTTCGCCATCTGTCCAGGCACCCGATTGGGTATCAAATCGAATTACCCTCGGATTATTTATCATATTTCTCCCTTCTGAACCCTAGAAAATGGATTTAGTGGGTTAAATGTATTTAATTAAATGCAATTACACAAGTAGCAAGTCGGCGTGTTGAAGGTCTAGGAAGCCACATTCCTTTTGAACCTTTTGGCCATTGGCGAAGTCAGTCTTTGCTGGAAGCCACTTTAGAAGCCATTGAGGCTCCTTTATAGCCCCTAAATCGAACTGGTAGACCCCTTGTGGGGTGGAATTGATATAAAGGGTTCTAGCGCCCGTTCTAGCCCTTATATCGGCCAGATAATCCCATTTCTTCTTCTCTATCAAGAGGGTGGGGTAGTTGGTACGGCGGCACTTCATTTCGATATATGAGTCGTGGGTGATGCCGTCTGCTCGGTCGGTCGCTGATAGTGGCGTAAGGTCTGGATAAAGCTCCTTAAGCGCCTCGAAGAGTTCAGCTTCTCTTAGGTAAATTAAACGTCCTCTTCGCCGTCTTCCCAGCCGATTTTGCGGATTGGATCTGTCGGGTCGATTGCCCAGTCAGGCCAGGAGCTGCGATCCATAGCAAAAGCTAGGGCCAAACTCTCATCCATTCCATTTCGGCGGCAAGTCTCGTAAATCTCTTTAACCGCTATAGCCCAGTAATCGAGCTTTGTTGGCAGCTCTTTAACTGTCCGGCGGCGCTTTTGAATTTTCTTAGCGGCGCGTTTTTGGACGGGCTTTGCTTTGGGCGGCATTGAGACTCCTTTCAAGGGCTAACTCTAATTGAGACTCCATCTTTTCAAGCCTAAGAAGTATCGGTGTGTTTTCCAGCTTGATAATGTATCTAAGCCCAGCGATTAGCAGACCAATAGATCCGAGAACCGAGGCGATAGTGGCAGCGAGGTCGTTCGGTTCCATTAAATGCGGCCGTAGTCCTTGCGATTCTTATCAGCCCAAGCAGCTAGTGGGGCAGTTACGCCACCAATGATAATTGCGTATTCAGGGGCAAAATCAGCCGCGAAAGCAATACCCATTGCTACAGCTGAAGCTGCAACACCGACAAGGTAATCCTTAAAGGCTGCTTTGAATTTAGGGCTTTTTATTTTGACTATAAGAGTTTTCATAATTTCCTCTACTGTACTTTCTCTATTGTGAATGCGTGAAGAGTTAATGAAATAGTTGTTGCAGCGACTGAGTGAGTAAAACGAACCTCTAGTGTTTTAGATGTAGATGTATCTTCAGTAATTGAAGCTTCCCCTAAAAATACGTTGTTAGCGGTTGCCCAAGTTGCGCCAGCCGTTGCTGTGGCAGCTAATGTAGCTCTGCCTGAAATATCTTGATCGTTTGACGCATTGCAATATACAACAACCTCAAATTCAAATGCGCGGGTAGCTGCGTTAGATCCCAAGTTTCCAGTCGTTGCACTGAAAGCAATAGTAGAGCCCAAAGCTACTTCCATAGCAAGAGTTCTATTGGCTCCCGAGTTATTTAGATATTCGCCAACGCCTTTTACCTTGTAAGCCGCTGTTCCTGATGAGTGAGTAATTCCGTATGAAACTAAAGCCGTTTTCGTAGTTGAATTAGATAGGGTTTGATTCGTTGTATATTGAACTAAAGTCAAATCACCGTCAGCCCCAGCCGGTCCAGTCGCTCCAGTTGCTCCTGTGGGTCCAGTTGCTCCTGTGGCTCCTGTGGCTCCTGTGGCTCCTGTGGGTCCTACTAGACTTGTGCCGGTACCCCAGGAACCTGAAGTTTTAGGGCCAAAAATTGAATCACTTGTCGTATTAATGTAAAAATCGCCATCAATACCCTCTGTTGTTGGATCAACAGTACCGTTTAATACTGAATAACCGCGTGGACCTGTAGCCCCAGTTGCGCCGGTTGCACCAGTTGGTCCCTGAGGACCTGTATCACCAGTGTCACCTTTGGGTCCCTGAGGACCAGTAGGTCCTGTTAAACCTGTGTCACCAGTATCGCCTTTGGGTCCTTGAGGACCAGTTGGTCCCTGAGGACCTGTATCACCAGTGTCGCCTTTGGGTCCTTGAAGACCTGTAGCCCCAGTTGCGCCGGTGGCTCCGGTTGCTCCGGCAGGTCCAGTGTCACCAGTGTCACCTTTGGGTCCCTGAGGACCAGTAGGACCAGTTGCTCCTGTTGCACCAGTTGGTCCCTGAGGACCTGTATCACCAGTGTCACCAGTTGGTCCCTGAGGACCGGTAGGACCAGTTGCGCCGGTGGCTCCGGTTGCTCCGGCAGGTCCAGTGTCACCAGTATCGCCTTTGGGTCCAGCTGGGCCTGCATCACCAGTGTCGCCTTTTGGACCTTGCGGACCAGTTGCGCCTGGTCCACCTTTTGGTCCAGGGAAAAGGTTATTTGAGGAGATAGTTACTCTAGCCAAGACTGCCCCCTAGCATCGGAATATCGAAAAATTTGGCGTTATTATCAGCTGACTTTTTAAATGAAAAGTGCGCGTGTTTGGTGTGTGGATTAACGCCGCGATATTTGCGCCATTTCCATAAAGACTTTGGTGAGGCTATTTTACCGTTATAAATGACGTAAGCTAAACGCCCATCTTTGCGAGCGTTGCGACATAGTTGATTTACTATATAAGCCATTTCCTCGGGTTGCTTACGCAATAAATCTGCATCTATATCTAAAGCTCTAACCCAGCCGTTTTTATCGGGGTTATGATCTGATTTAATTTTGGAGTGACGGTCATCGCCTCGAGTGCCATCCGAGCTTCTGTCCCGTTCTGGGTAGCAGTCATCAAATTGCTCTCTTAGCTGAACCGCTGCTTTAGATAGTTTCCAAGTCATTATGCAGGGAAGAACTCTCCGCCATCAATACCTTCAGGATAAGACCAGCCATCTGTGTATTCAATGTACTTGTCAGGATGAGCATCTAACTCATCTTGCCCTGGATCAACGATAATATTGATTACCTTCGAATCTTGAATCACTGCAAATTTTCTCATAGCCAATACTCCACATAAATCATTCCCGGCCTACCATCTGGCATATCACCGGTACCCGCACTACTAGCGCCCCCGTTTACAGCACAATCTCCGTCTTGAGCTCCAGGACCTTTTCCACCAATTCCGCCATTTGCAGTCGTAGCACCAGTGAATGTTGTATTTCCACCATTTTGAGGTTGAACTACGCCGCCTACGCTTCTGTAACCATTACCACCAGCGCCGATTGAATAAGAAATCGAAGCTCCCGGAGTCGTACTTAAAGTTGAAACGACTTTCTGCCCGCCGCCGCCTGGTGCACCATAAGCTGATGCAAAACCATTCTGAGCGCCGCCACCGCCACCAATCAATGTTACTGTAATTGAAGTGACATTTGAAGGAACAGTCCAGGATGATCCGGATGTCAAAGTTACGACGTTCTTTTGTGGAATCTTTTGAGGATAGGCGCTAATTGCCATTAGGCGATCTCCACTCCAGCGATATGGAAATTAACTGAAGTTGCCGAAGCCAAACCTTCAATTAAGTCCGCTGCGCTTAATACTTGTTTCAAATCAATATAAACGCTCTGATTAGCCAAAATGCTGCTAGTTGTATGAAGTGATACGCCATCAAGAGTTAGACTGAAAGTCTGATTAGATGAGCTGGTGTTGGTTACCACAATAGAAGAAACGATCGTTTTAGTTGCCGCTGGTACTGTGTAAAGGGTGGTATTGCTGGTAGCAGCTGCCCCTCTAAATAATTGCTTAGGTGTTGTTGCCATTAAATTGCTCCCATCAGTTGAGCGATTTGGATTTCATTCATCGCCCAAACTTGAGCGTCTATTGAGTTTGAAACTGTGCGAATAGCCAAAGCACCATCTTTGACATAAGCCGTATTGTCTGGAGTGCTCCAGCCAAAATTAGGTGTAGTTGCCATTTATCCGCCTATTCGTATTCGAACCATCTGATTGTACCTGCTACGTCCTGCCATTCTTGGGCTGGATCTACATCCTGCCAACGAGTCGGGACGATTGAGAAAGTTGAGTCGGTGGTTGTCAAGGTTATGGAAGCCTGAAGGCGATTAGCTGAAATCTGCCAACCCTCAACGAAGCCGATATAGCCATTGTTATAGAGGCTAGCTGGCAGGGTATTAATTGCTACCGGCTTGCCCAGATATGTCTCAATGAGCGTATTGCGGTCCGCGTTGGTTAAAAGGCTGGAGTCCAATTGGATTGAGAAGCTGGCTACGTTGGTCTGTGGGACAGCTCGGGTGGCAATAAAGAAATCGGCTAGGGCTTGGGCATCCGCTGATCCGTGAAGGGTAGTGGTAACCTTTCCCGCAGCTAATCCGTATAAAGCTATTGAGGCTGGCTCAGAAGCCGTTACAGAGCCGCTGGCATAGTCCACAGTAATTGAGTTAAGTAAGTTGCCTAAGTTGCGGCTTGTAGCAAATTGGGACCATTGGACGTAACTCTTGGGAATCTCAAAATAGCCATTGTCTTGAACTTCATTTAGGCGGCGGGATTGATTGGCATAACCTACTTCTCCCGCTGTGGTTTCGTAGATATAGCCAAAAGCCTGAGAAGCCGTTGAAGCGGCTAAGGTGTAGGCATCAACGACCAAAGGATCTCTTTTGGCAAATTCATAAATGCCAGGAGTATCCACTGTATCAATCGTGACACCGGCATCCGTTAGAATCGCAGTCATCCGGTCATCATCAAACTCTTTTGGATATTCGACCTCGCCAATATCCGTTCGAGACATTTTGGCAAAGGGACCAACCGCTGAGATTGTGTGGAGGGTAGTACCACCGATTGAGCCCTGAGCAGCTCTGCGAGACTCGACGTTATTAACTGTTCCAGTAAAGATTGTTTTGGCTACTCCCGAGGAGTTTTCCATTGTGATTACTACAGTCGAGTTAATCTCAATGTCCCAGTAGCTCTCAGTTAATTGGATTAGCTGAATGGTTGCGTAGCCGGTACGAGGTTGCTCCCAGACGTTTGTGCGGCCATAACTGACTTGGACAGCATCGACGACGTGGCTGGTGTAGGTAGTCCCGCCAATCGTTAAAGTTAAGTCAGGAACCCAGGTCATTAAGCGAATACCCTACTTCCGCCGAGGTTTGAGAAGGAACCGGAAGCTGTGGCCTCATATCCAAGAATCTGGGCAATTTGACGAGCTGTGCTAATTGGATCAATAGCTCCGGAAACGTTAATGTTTATTGTTTGTCCGCCACCGGCACCGTTTGGAATTATTGTGCCGCCTCGGGCTGGGGTAAATAACTCTGGACCCTTCTCGCCGACTAGGTAGGTGGTACCTGCGCTAACTGGACCACCTGCAGCTTTACCGCCACCAAATAGGCCGCCAACTGCACCAGTAATATTTTGGACAATAGGGTTTTCAGCTATAAGTTTAATAATCTGTTTAATGCCGTTATAGGTGCTAGCAACCAAATTGGCTAGGGTTGAGAAGCTGTTAATGATGACGGCAAGGACTTTACCCAAAGCCTGAAAAGCCAACTTGAGAGTGTTGGAAATCATTGGAACAAAGAATTTGTCCAGGAAGCCTAGAATCTCTTTGAGTATGCCAAAGTAAGTATTGAGTTCATCTTTATTCTCAGACAACGCATTACGCACCGAATCAAACGCAGATTTAATACCCTCAAGAATTGGACCGAAGAATTTGACCAAGAAATCAAAAACCGTCCTCAGAGTTGGCAAGAAGTCATCTCTAAACTTTCCGCCTACCTCAGATAAAGCAGGGACTACCTTTTGAATAAATCCCTCAACTAAAGGAGTTACCGCATCAAGAATAAAGGCTCCGACTGTCTCCTTACCTTCCTCAAAGGCTTGATTGAGTCGGCGCATCTTTCCATCAAAGGTTTCAGCTTGGACAGTAGCCTGTCCTTCAAAGGTTTTAGATAGTAAAGCCGTTACAGCATCAAAATCTTTAGATTTGAGAGTAGCCTCATCAATAGAAACACCAAGGCGCTTTAATGATCCAAAGTTTCCATCGTAGGCTTTACCTAGTGCTTCAGATACTGACTGCAAATCTCTACCGGTGCCGGCTGCAATATCAAGGGCTATCTTTTGTAATTTTGTTGCTTCTTCAACGTCTTTGGTAGAACGCACTAAACGATCAAGGCTCGGTCTTAAATCTTTGTCAGCTACACCGAATTGAAGCTGTAATGCTCGGATTGAGTCTTCTGTGGCCTTAACTTGGTCCTCAGTTGCGCCTGTGACGTTGCGAAGGGTGGTGGCTAATTTTTGCTGAGCGGCTTCATCCTCAATGGCAGACTTAACTCCATCGATAGCCAATTTTGCTGCATAGGCTCCAGCGGCGGCAGTTGCGGCGGCAAAGGCTAAACCAGCCTTCTTTCCAAACTCGCCTAACTTACCCGCAAAGCCCTGAACCTCGTTTGAACCTTGTCCGAGCTTCTTTCGTAAATCATCAACGTCAGCAAGGATTGAGAGCTTGAGTGTTCTATTACCAGCCATTAATCAAACTTCCTAACTATCCTTGAAAACGCCTCTTCCCATTGTCTCACTAATTCAGGCTGAATTGAGCGAAGCGTGGGATAGATAAAATATCCTTGTTTGTTTCGAGTAGGGAACTGTCTATAACGACGAGATCCAAATTCAAGACCGCCCCAGAGTGTGCGTGTATCAGCCCCACCAGAAAATCGCTGAGATGCAAAGCCGTATGAAAATTCGCCGATTTTAGATGACTTGGAGACTTTGACACCTTCAGCGACTCGCTTAACTGCGGCTCCGGAGACAAGTCGGGATTGAGCTGTTTGTTTAACTCTGTCAGCTGCATACTGAGCCAGCGCCGAAGACTCTCGTTTGGCTTCTTCGACTGATTGTTCATCCATCGCTTTGAAAGCCTGGACGATAGCCCGAAGATCGCGCTTATCATAAGCAATCTTCTCATTGGCCACTATTTCTCTCCAGTATCTCCAGCGCGGTTAATATGTCTTGTGCGTCAGTCCATTCGCTAGGTGGGATTTTAGTGGCTATAGCCAATTCGATTATTAGTCGGCTGACGCTTCCGACTGGGTGGCTTTTGGGTCGAGATTTACCACATCCACATCTGAAACGGTATCCATCCAAACATCGAAAGCTTTGACTGGCTTACCTGCGGCTTCTCGTTTCATTGCGTTATATGCAAGAAACAGGATGTCCCACATTCCGCCAATCTCGGTAATGTTCTTACCTGTGGCCTTTTCCCATTTAGCGTACTCAGGCGGTTGGGCCACATAAGTAGCTTGCTCGCCTGAGTTATAGGTGATATTTATTTGTGACTTCATTGCTCCCGATCTCCCTCTTAACTAAATGTTTCAGCCGGTGTTCCAACTACCTGCATTGTCCAAGTATCGGTTTGAGCTCCTGGTGCTGCTCCGCCTGCGCTTGGGAATACTGGCAATACGTTAAACGCAAATACTGCGCCTGACGCTGTGGTTAAAGATAATGCAACTGCGGTGTTTGGTGAGCTCTCGCAACGTGTCCACATTTGCTCAAATAGTGAATCGGTCGCTCCCCAGTCAGCTAGCAGCTCGACTGTGAAGGTCCAGGAATCATCAACGGCTTTGTAGGCGCGTCCATCAAGAGTCTGGTAAGTCTCGATTGTGTGCTCATTGCTGAGTACGGCGGATGTCGCTTGGGCATCGAAATTATCGCTGTCAAGCGTAAAGGTTACATCGCGCCCAGTTATTACTGTGGTAGGCATTGTTCTCCTTAGTTGGTGTAGTAAGTGCTGACGCGAATATCAGACACCAGCATTGTGCTAGATCCGACTTGCGTAACGGTTGGTCTTTCAATAACTGTTATGTCATATCCGGCGGGTATTGCTGATATAACGCTCATAGTCAGTTGCTCCAAGTTATCAAGAGCAGCTGGATTGGAAGCATAGGCTACGCAACAAGTGATCGTGAGATTAATCTTGAAGTTAGCGGTTGCTTTTCCAATTATATTGGCTTCCAAATATGGTGAATCTGGAACCAAAATTACGGCTGGGACAGGGACGTTTTCAGGGACGTGGGTGAAAACGTTTGCTGAGACACCAGCCAACGCAGTAGCCAATGGTTGCCGGATTGAGGAAAGGATACTCATTGAACCATTGTCTCTACGTCTATGTAAGGACCAAGTAAACCTGAAACGCGATTAAATAATGAACGACCTAGTCGGAAAGGTGATGGAGCGAAATCTACGCCTTCAATTTGTCCGCCGACTGCTGTTCTGGATTGGAAGACTTCGGTAGAAACTGCGTAAACGGCAGACTCGACTGCGCTATTGCCGACATAAGTAGAAGCGCCTGAGAGTGTTGCAAGTCCGCTAGGGATAACGTTTTTGGAAATGATGTCTGCGTTTGTGATTGCCACCGAGAAGGCTGAATCATTAAGGAGAGAAGTTGTGACTGTATGAGTTCCATTGAAAGGGCTCCCGCAACCGGTTATGACAACAGATTGACCTTCAGTAAAGGGATTAAGATTGGTAGTGGCAAAATAAGCCACATTATCGGTGAGTGATACCGCGTCAATGCCCACACTAAACTTCGTAAGCATCGGAAGAATAACAGCCTCAGCCGTATCGATAATGTCATCAAGGTAAGCATCAGAATACAGGGAAGACGAGACGCCAAGCACAGATCGTAGCTGCGTAGCTGTGATTATGGTTGGCATCTCGTTTCCTTTCGAGTTAATGGGTCAGGCTGGTCGGGAGCGGCCAGCCCAACTATTTATCAGGTGAGGTTGAAGCGACGTACTCCGCCACCGAAGATTGGGGCGATTGCGTAGTAACCGTAAACAGCGACCTGAAGTTGTCCATTTGCGAGCGCCTGAACCTGTAGGTAGGTCTTTGGTGACTCGTAATAACGGAATGACTCTGGTGAGACGATAAATGCTGACTCGTCAATCAGAGTTGTCACTGACATATGAGGATCTACAGCAAGGTTTAGTCCTAGAACGTTACCCTGAATTGATTGACCTGAAACATTACCACTTGCGTTTTGTGGCTGTGCTGCCATAAATAGTGAGCGGTTTGTTGTGTCATCTGCAGACATAATGGTTTCCCACCAAGCGGTGTTAGCAACCAAGTTACGAGCGAACTTACCGGAAGCAGCATAGGCAGCTGGAACTTCCTTAGCAATAAACGCCTTTAGACCAGCAACAGTTGCAGCCTGAGCGGTTGCTTGTGTTCCTGAAGCGGTGAATGCAGCAACTACTGCGCCATCTGTGTACTTAGCATATGCAGAGTTAAGTTCGCGAATCAATTCATCATAGAAAACTGGAGATGAACGATCTAGTAGCTCCCAGGAGATGGTTTGAATTCCGGCAGCTTTCTTAACATCAACTGTGATGTAAGTTGACGCCATTTCAGTTCCACCAAGAGCACCGTTTTCAGCCTCAAGAGTGACTGTTGGCTGTGTGCTGATCTTTGGAAGTGTGAAGCTCATACCTGAAGCAGGTAGAGTTCCGCGAGAGATTGAATCTACGGCTGGACGGCCATCGATTGTGTTTGTAGCAAACTCGTTAAGGTGTGGAGCGAGAGTGAGACCAGTATTTGTGCTGGTGTCATCTGCCGCCTTAACATAGAGACGAGACTCATCGTTACCCATAGCCGCCTTGATGCTGTGCTCCAAATAAGTAGCTGCATTGACGATTGGGGAGCGAGGAGATGTGTAGAACGCTGGCTTTGGAGCCGCTGCTTCTACTTTAGCTGCTTCTACCGTTTC